ATACTAAGGTTGCATCACACATTAGTTCACTACTTTCACACTGCCGCCAGAAACGGGGTCGAATATTCCGGCGATTGTTGATGGCGCAGTATTAGCGCCTCTTTGATTAACGGATTGCGTAACTCGTTTTGGAGATCCCGACGCAACAGCTGTTGGATCAACATTATAAGATGGGTCGTAGGCTCGTTTTACAAAATCTGTAAAGAAATCAACAACCTCTTGCTCTTTAGGTTCTTTGAATGGTCTTGACTGCCCAACAACGTCAAAAGCATTAATAGCTGCGGTTTGAGCATTAATCGTTGGTATATCTTCGCTGTCATATGCAAGACCTTGCAATGCACTTGTGAGGTCATTGCGTCCACTTTCTACAAAGTTTCGGTTAGCATCCATGTATTGATTAACAATGCTATCAATACGTCCTTCTTCGCCGGATTGTGCGCCAGCAAGAATACCAAGTTTGTCATCAACCCCTTGCTGAGTAAGCATACCAGCTGCTTTGAAAGTATCGTAAATTCCTCGAGTAGCATCATCATACGCTGTGGTAAAAGCCTCTGACAAACCTCCGTCACGATAGCTTTGCCCAAGCCTGTTATAGTAATCGTCTGTGCTGAAAGCAAATTCATTGTTTAGCAAACCAAGCTGACGAGCTAACGCTGCATCACGCAAAGCTAACGCCGCTAACAATTCTTCGCTTGGCCCTTTTGGGCCTGTTGGCTCTGGCGGTTCTCCTGGCCCTGGCCCTTTATCTTTTACTGGTACACACATTCCATTTACACGCTCAAAGCCTGGAGGACATGGGGGTTGTGGTGGAGTAGGCGGTGGTACTGTTGGTGGTATTGGTGGGCCGCTGGGCGGTGGAAACGTGCTGCCGCCAGGAGGCAATGCACCTCCTACTACTGGTGGAAGCGCATCTGGATTAGGCGCTGGATTCGGTAAAGGATTTATAAATGAATACGGAGTAAAACCACCTGGATTATTTGCATTTGCCGCATTTGGATCGAATGGATTGCCGCCATTATAAGGTAAATAGCGCGATCCATCTGCGTTGTAGGAATAGGTAAACGGAACGTTGTCACCAGCAAGAGACCCTTCAACAGTATATTTACCATCTTCATAACGTAATATCGGTGGGTTTCCAACTATGGCCGGAGGTAACGGTGTGTTTTTGCCTCCTACACTTAAAAAGTTTTGGCCTAGTAAAGATGCCGCCGCTGCCGCATTTGCAGCATCAACGCTTGTTGGTTGCGAATTAAATAATCCCTGCCCAGGCGCAACCCCCGTTGCCGTGTACTCATATGGGCTACCTTCGCTTATATTATCTGTTTGCATTAAAACGCCATTAACATAACTTTGATTGTCAAAAGGCGTAAATAAATTGGCAAGAGTTTGAACAAAACTGTTACCTTGCGGTTCGGGAACAGTTGCAAAATTACCCCCAGCAGCAGCATCAAAGTTCTGCGATCTTTTTAACGCTTCTGCTACCTCTGCCTCTGCCTCTGCTCTAGCAGTCTCACGCCTCGCCGTTTCATCTGCTTTAAGCTGCGCTTGATAACGTGCTTCTGCTTGTCTCTGTGCTTCTGCAAGACGCTTTTTTCGGTTCTCTCTTGCTCGGCTACCAGCGCCTTGCGCTTTGCTGGCTGGGCTAACATTTGCACCAGTTCCTCTTTGGCGTTTAGGCGGATATGCTGGAATACCAGCAAAGCTAGGCATTTCTGCACCGCCAGCACGTTTAAGCATCTGCCGTTCTGCCTCGTTAATATACGCCAGCATATGCGGTTCGCCAGCAATCGTAGCAGTTCGTGGAGCGTTATTATTCATTGGCTTGTTAGGCATTACATTATCCTCGAATAATCGTAGAGCTATCTAATGGTGCAAATAATTGCGCCATTTCATATCGGTTTTTATTTCGTGCCTCGAGTTGCGCTTGCGTGGCTAAACCTTCTGTGGCGTTTGCAAAAATATTTGCAATTGGGTTGTATTCTGGCACAGCGGTATTGGCCATTATTGAGTTTGCAGCCGTTGACGCAATAAGCGACGGATCTGCTAAACTTGCATTTTGTGTTAATAAGTTGCTTTTAAGATTTGCTAGATTTGACCGCGTGGTATCAGCCATTGATTGAGCTTTCATTGCGGCTTGAGTTTCTGCATCAGATAGTTTTTTCTTTAACCTATTTCCGCGTTCTATTGCTTCGCTGCCAACCAATTGCCCACTTCGCGCAAGCGCAATAGTTAAGTCTTTCATTGCTTGTTTGTACTGATCTTCAATTTGAGGTTGAGCATATGCCATGTAATCGGCTGCACGTTGGGCGTAAAAATCATCGTCATATCCAGCAAAAGCTTTATCAATCGCAAGTTTACCTTCGGTAATACGTGCCTGTCTTGCTTCTTCTTCCGCTTTTTGACGCTCATATTCTTCTCTGAGAAAATCGTCTCCGCCTCCGCCGCCTAAACACATTTAAATCACCATACCCTTTCCGCGCCATTTTACATTTGTGTCCGACAATCGAACGTAACTAAAAACTTTAAAATCTTCGCCGTTTTTGCCGTATTTTTTTAGCGTACATTCTTCTTTGAGCCCTAAAAATTTTAACCACCTATGCACCTCGTCATAACCCTCAATACTGTACGCTTCGACCCTATGCGCTCTTGCTCTATCTAATGCTGGTATTATAGCGCGAATTATCTGTTTTGTCAGGAAAAGCCCGATAGTTTTAAACTTGTCAGTCGCAAACATCCCAAGTGTCCACACGCCAGGACGCACGGGTATGTAACTTATAATTGCTATTGGATTATTTGGCTCTTTCTCAACGCAATAAACTGTCTCAAATTCTGCTAAATTATTTGCAATATTATAAGCTAAATCCTTTTTATCTTCTGTGTATCGTAATGCAGATATTTCTTCAAAATCACGATGACGCATGTTTGAAGCAACATGAAAAACATCTTCCGGTTCAGCATGACGTATTATCATCCGCTTTCCCCACTTGTATAATGTATTGCAATATTTCCAAGCTTTGCTCGGCCAGGTTGTGCACAAGTTAATCTTGGCGCTATATGTGTTGAGTATCCGTTTATAGCTGCCCTACCTAATCCGAATGTTGTTTTGTTGACTGTTGCAACTTCTTCTAATGCAGTAATATCTTGCGGATCTGTTGCTATAGAAACTGTCCAAACATTTTCACAAGTAACATCAATACTGTTGTAATCTTTAAATGTTGCCGGACTACCGCTATCGAGAAATGGCATCTGTACAACAACTTCAGAACTGTCAAAAATATTGCCGTCCTCACCACCTAATGAAAATAATTTATTACCACTTCTGCATAGAGTTTGTCGGCCGTCATACGCCCATCGATCAACAACAAATCCAGGTTCATAAACAGACCATGCCGATACCTTTGACGACGGAAAATAACTAAATACAAACATAGTTGAGCCAATTGCTAAGATGTATCGACCGTCACGTTGCTCGAGCGTTGCCTTTGCTTTTTCAGCTAGTGCGCGATTATCTTGTATTTGTTTTACAATTAATTCATCTATGGGATTGCCAATGTCGCCTACAAAAGCAGCATTTGACGAGTCTCGAGAACGCAAACTACGCAACCCAGACAAAGATAAATAAAAAACATCATTTTCACCAAATTCTACCACGCTATCTGGCGCTATTGTGCCAGTGTTTTGTAAAACTTGGATTTGCTGGTTAAGGGCTGGGTCTGGGTCAACAAACCATATTTGTATAGCTTCTTGAGCTAATACGGCTAAGTTGTCGAAATATGTAGCAATTGCTTTTAAATCTTCTGATCCTCTAGAATGATTTGCAAGATTAATAAACCCTGCACTTAGCGTTGTATCATTCCATTCAGTAGGGTCGTCAATTGCAGAAAAATGCAGCAAGCTATCAGATAGTGCGTACATTTTTGTTTTCACTGGCATAGCAAATTTGCCAGGACTAAAAGCATTTATTGTTGCGGCATCTGCACCACCATCTAAAAAATTTTGAGTTGTGGGATCAAATGCAGTAGTAACATTACCAGTCGTCGTAACGGCAACAGTTTTGTTGTTATGTGCCGACGTGCTTTCTTTTGCAATTATATTTACAAAAGCATTAATAGCTGTAGCTTCATATTCTGGCGCAGAGGCAAAACTATTTATTTCAGCTGCAACCTTAATTGCTGTTGCACTATGAGAGGTTTCGTATTTTACTTGTGAACCAATGATATTTATTCCGTCAACAGTAATTGCTGTTATGGCGTTATCAACACCACCAGACATATGTTGAATGTTACCAACTGTAAAAGCGCCTGTTACCTCAAGTGTGATTTGAAAGTTATTGAAAGATATGCCAACATCGGGCGCTGTTATTGTTACAACGTCATTTGTTGCACTAGCTGTAAAGTTACTTGATCCTGTTGTAATCGCAGCTGCAATATTAGATGCAGTTAAAGAATTTGATCCATTGTGATTAACTGAGGCATCAATAATATCCACATTATTTATACGTAAAAAGCGTAATTCATCACCTGGATTTGACGTACCACCCGTTATCTGTATCGATGCAGTAGCCGCTGTTCCGCCAACACTTCCAGCTGTAATCTGAAACGTTGCTCTTGATCGACCATCAAACCAATCAGTTATTCTAGTTCCGTCGTAGTAGTGAAATATCCTTCCATCTGCAAATTGCGCGGCGACATAAAGCTTGCCATTGTAAAACTCAACACAATGAACGTTTGTCAAAGCTTCACCACTTGGATGCTGCAATTGTACGTAACTTAGATTTGTTGGGGTGTTAGAGGGAAACGTAACAGCCGAGGGCGCAGCTGATCCGAACGTATAAATTTGTCCGGCAGCTGCGGCCAATCCTATAGTGTTAGACGGTAAATCGACTATTTCTACAAAAGCGGGTCTTTTTTCTATTTCACCGCCGCGAGTAATATGTGCATTTTTTAGCTCAATCAACGTACCAGGGGGCGCTGTCACGTTCATACGTCTGCGGTCTAACCCACCTCTAAAATCCTCGACCAAAACGTAAGGCATTAGCTACCCCCTGTTGTCGCAATCAAAGGTGGGCCTTTTGGTTGATAGATCCCTTCTGGTTCGCCGCCACCAATCACAAAGGTTTCGGTCTTACTCATTCGCGCTTTAAGTCTAGCGTAATGCGCTTGTGCAGCTGCCAGTTTATTTTGTGCATCTGCCTGTTTTTGCCGCGCTAAAATTTCTGCCGCTGAGTATAAAATTATTAGTTGATCGTCTAAATCAGCTGTATCTGCTTCTGCAACAAGTGGTTTAAGATTGCGAATACCGTATATTCTTACGCTATCTGTGCCAGTAGCGTCTGAGTCATTTGCTGGTATCGGCCAAAATTCTATTTGGTTATCCTCAAATGTATCAAAACGTCTAATTGGTGAAGATCTAATACCTCGATCGCTGTCATGTTGATTATATTCTTGCGCTCCAATGCCGTAATGAAGTTTTGTCCAATAATCGCCATGTTTGGTTTCGATACGCTCTATACGTTCAAACACAAGATCGTCTGGAACATCATAATATCGCTGCCCAGCGCTAATAACTACATCACGGGTAATACGCAAAAACGGCCAGCTATAATCTTCCCATAGCCGCCGTTGTGTACGCTGCAACATATTAATAAATACATCCCTCGTTGCTTTGCCCAGATTAGGCTGTAGCGAATGACCAACCTCTGCCCTTAAATCAGTTACAAGTTGACCTAATGATGTACCTCGCGCCATTTACTATTCCTTAACATATGCCTCGTTTTCGGGCGTATCAGGATCGTCGGCTATGTAGTGACCTTTTGCATCCCTCGCTCTTTTACGAGTAGTTTTCTTTTTTACTGGTTTTTTTGGTTCTGGCGTAAATGTCGGATCAAGCAATTCAGACGGAATACGCGCAGCTTCTAATGTATCGGGAAGATCGCCATATTGATTAAACAAATTGATAACTTTTTGATCGCCATAAAAGTTACCTAATCGATCGCGTTCTTCTTCTGCGGTTACAACAAACATACCGTCAACTCGTATATTTGTAACGGCATCATCGCCATGTATAGATTGTAGCAGTTTTATTTCTGCTGGTGTTACCATAGTCTTTGGTACAACGCTGCGAATGTCTCCCCCAATCGCAACAGTACATGAACATTTTTCAAACATATTATCCTCCTGATTGATAGGAGGGCGCGAACGCCCCCCTGATTAATTTATGAAATTTCGTAAACACCGTGACAATTCAGCTGCGTAGCTGTAAGTGCTGCGGTAGTTGTAATAGCTCTAAACATAACGTACTGGTCAGCTGGTCTAGCTGGTGAGTGCCGTTTCATTTTTTCGCCATCCATGTAGTACAAGCATAGTTTCGATGTATCGATGATGTAACATCGTTTGCTTGGATCTTTACCAGAAATTGTAAGATCATCCATCGTTGGATCATAAGCAAAAGTAAGACCGTTATAGTTAATCTCACCCATTGCAATGTTTTGATTTCTTGCAAAACCAGTATTACTATAGTTACCATTTCTTCGTAGCTCGTCTGCAAGACGATCTAAGAAAGCAGATCCGCAAATAGCAATATTTGGTTTACCGCCAAAACGTTTTAACTGCCTCATTTCAGTGTGCATTGTTTCGATCAACTCTTGCCCACTTGATGAAGTTGTTATTCCAACGTTAGCTCGGTTTCTCCACCATGTATTTGACACAGTAGATAGACCGCCAACAGTTGTACCGGATGCTGTTGGATCATCTAGAATTAAGGTTTGAATACCAGCAATTGCGTTTGCATCCGCTGTACCATCCCCAAAGATAAAATCATTTATCCCTCGAGAGTAACCTTCCATCATGTCGTCCAGCTTATCTTGGAAAAGATTAGCTAAAACCGTCTGATCTCGGCCTGAGTGATTGCTTACACCAGCTGATGTTGTGCTTTCAGTAACGCTAATACCGTCCTTTTTAAGTTCGGTTAATGTTAGTGAAATACCGGCGTGGTGCTCTTTCCATGCGTATGCAGCGCGTTTGATGTTTGCCGGATTTGCATACGTCACAGTATCATTGTGGGTATAACCACTTACTGTAGTTGTATACGTTCCTTTAACACCAATACTAAGCTCACCTTTACCACCTGGAAAAGTTTTTGATGCTGCGTCCATTGCTTTTAGCAGCGGCTTGTCTTGTAAAGACTGAGAATACACTGTGCCTTTGTCGATATAGTAATCGAGGGCGGCGTTAGCGATGTTCTCAAGTTCGGCTGTTGAAAATGCCATTTTGACTTCCTAACGTTTTTAGGAGTTACCCATTGCCGCTGCAATCGCTTCCTGTAACGATTGTGGTTCTGGCGCTGGACTACCTCCAAGTTTACCACCAGACGCGGTTTTCATTGGGATCCGATTTCCAAATTTAGAATTAAATTTTTCGTTCACTTGGTCATAAGCACTCTGCGCCAGCTGTATAGCCTCTTGCGGATTTTGTGCCGTCTGTCCTCGCTCTGCAATCATCGCCCTGACTCTCGCGTCAATTAGATCTTCTTTAAGGTCATAGTCGGGGTCATTAGCTCGGGCGTTTTCTTCCCAATTAGTTACAGTTTCAGCTAAATAATCTACATACTCTCGCTGCGTCTGCATCTGTTGTCGCTGAACCATTTGCTCATTAGTCTGCTTCAGCCTTGCGGCTTCTGCTCGAGCAATTGCTAACTCTTGTCCGGCATCTTGGTCTAAGTAACCATCATCAACTCGGGTTTGAATGTCTTGCGGCATGACAATGCCAGCCGCTTGAGATAATTGCTCCACGTAAGGTTTTAATGCTGTTAGTGCGGCCATTGGGTCAGACTTCATTTTAGCCATAATGTCTAACCCAATTGCTGCTTCCTCACCCGACAAATTAGCCTCTGTCAAATAATTCTGCATTATATCAAACTTTTGTGCGCTTTCTCTTGCCTCATTCCTCTGTTGTACAAGTTCTTTAAACCTCGGATGCTTATGAAACGGTAAGTTAGAGTAATCTTCTTCCTGTTCTGCCAACTCAACGTCGGCTTCACTTTCCGTAGATACTGCCTCGACTTCTTCCCTTTCTACTTCCTCAGTCTCAGAGTGCGACTCTGGCTCTTCTTCGGGCTGCGCTGCATCTTGAATGACACTAAGCAGATCCGCTTCAGTTTCGCTTTCAACGGGTGACGACTCCGCATTTTCGTCCTCGATTATATCTTCGGCCTCGGTGGACGTTTCCGATTCCGTGGTTTCATCAACCATATTAGCGTCCTTCCTTCTATCTATATTTTACAGCTGTTGATCGCAACAATCAACAAACTGCAAAAAATTACTGGTTATTTGCTCCCATAGGTGCTGGGCCTCCCCCTCCTGCTGGTAGCTGCCTTGGCGCATTATCCGCACCGCCTCCTGGCGCACCAGCTAACGCTGGATCACCAGTTCCTTGTCCTTGTCCTTGATTCATACTGACAATTGAAGGAATTTTGTCTGCAAACGCCGAGTCAAGTTCAAGCTTGTCATCAAGACGTTTTAACAATTCTTTCGCTAACCATTTTGGATCCATTCCAGGTATTTGCAGTAAGAACGGCATAATGCGCTCTATATTCGCAAGTTCCGCTGCACGGTTAGGTTTACCCGTAGATCCAGCTTCGATCTCTAGGAATACTTCTTCCATTATTTGATCTCGGGTCATTTCTGGCCATACTGCACCTGGCCCTACTATTTTAACAACTTCTTCTTTAGCTAAGTTTGCTAGTAATACTTGACCAGCCGCCCTAGTTATTTCCGACATAAAGCTATCAAGTTCATCGACATTAGCGCCAAGACTAGACATACGTGCGCTTTCAGCAATCGATGTTTCTGTTGCTGTAGCTTTAGATAATCCGCCAAAACTGCTTTCTTGTGCGCCTACAACTAACTGAATATCGTCAAAAATTGTGCGTACTTCGTACAGATTAGGGTCTATTCCAATCTGTCCTACTGGCTGAATAACGTCATTTACCTTTTGGCCAGCCGCCAAAGCTTGCAACTCTATCACCGCATTTGCTGGATGCGTTGCTAACTTTTCCTTATCGTTATCCTCTAATACGCCAGCTGGTGCTGCATACTTAGGTCTATTTGCCCTTCGATGCTCCCTTAATCCCTGCCTCGCTCTGTTGTACTCATGCTGCATCGGCAACAACAACCCAATATCGCTGGGTGGGTATAGGTGATCTTTGTGTTCAACTTCATTAAACACAAGAGCAAAAATCGGCCAAAACGTTTCTACGTTTACTGGCGGCGCTGTAGGTTCACGCAAAAAGTCTGGGTGTCCATCTGCAACTACATACTGCACACCGGTTTTACGGTCATAGATTTCATATACTTGCGCTAATCCTTTTGGCGCACCTTCGCCTGATATATCATCGTAAGACGTAGATAACTTGTTTGCATCATCATGCCCAATCAATCGACCTTTCATATCATACGTTTTAAACGCATTTTTCATATCAACGTCGTAGATTTCCTTTATTTCATCGGGCGTTAAATAAAGCTCATGCGCTACCCATTCACACCCAACAAACCCTCGCAATTGTCGGCATCGGGGGTCAATAATAATTGAATTTGCTTCTGGAAAATCAAACACTAAACCTTCGCGTATTGTAACCATTGGCTCTTGCAAAAGTGCTTGCATCGATAACATTAGTTCTTCGATCTGTGGATCGTCCTTCTGTATCTCTCCCTCAGACGCTTGATCTGCAACTCGACGCATAAAGTCTATCTGCGCTTGTACATCAGCAATCTTCGCAGCAACTTCTGGCGCTCGATCTACGTCACGTTGAAACCCAACTTTTACAAACCCAACGCCAGTAGTAATTACCCGACGCACTAATCCCTTCATTTGAGCCTTAAATGCTGGCTGTTGCTCTTTCATGTAATAATCAAAAAGATTTTCTAATGTTTTAGCAACATTATCGAGCATTTTGTTTTGCGTCTTACCGGAGGTGTAATCATTGATAATATTTGCTGCCGCTGGCGGTACGGGCATATTCATTGCAGCCGCTTGCTCGGAAGCCATAAATGCTTGCGCTAATGTGTCGGCATCCCCATCCCAAAACTGGTAACTCATACGATTACGTCTTTTAGCTACTGCTTTTGGATTTTTAGCGTACAATTGTGCTGTTCTTTGCTGCACATGACGCTGTAATATGTTGGCTACATAATTTTCACTAGACCACTTCGTTTCCTCAAAACCATTTAATGCTGCGTCCATGTCACGCTTCATTGTTTTAAATGCTTTTTTATGAAACTCTTTTGCGTGTTTAATCCGTGCTAACCACTGATTGACTAATGCTTTTCGACGCTCTGTCGGCTCTGGCTTGTCAACGTCTATCGTTGTAATCGACATTTCTTCGTGCATTTACCAACCACCCGTTCTTATATTTTCAAACTGTTGTTTTCTACGATGCGCGGCATCCCACTTAACCCAAGCAAGAGTGCCAACTTTCGGCCTATTAGTTGTTTTAACTATACCACCACCAGGGGTAGTAAGTCGAGACAAGCCCATGCCTATCCATGCAAAGGTATCTACAAAGTCATCATTACGTCCATTCGGAAACTTTAATAATTCGTCTGTTGCCTTTTGTGTCCAGAATGACTGTTTCGGAAACAACACTTTGTTCATTGCCATACGACCCAGTATTGACTGCGCCCGTTGTACTTTATTGGCTACTGGCGTTACTTCCTCGATACGGCAATAAATACGTTCTTCTGCCATACGTTTACGCAAAAACGGCCCAATAGCTTTAGAAATATGGCCTTTCTCTGCCCACCATATTAATGGCTTCCACTTCTTTATAAGCGCAAGCATGGCATCAACCACTTTGTCAGTAGGTTGTTTTTCCCACCAGCTATCGAGCAAATATATATCGTCGTTCTGATCGACGCCGACGATTAGCAAACAAGTCGCATCGTTTCTTGTTTTATCAACACCAACGGCATGATCGCTGGCTGCATAAATACGCAAATCTTTAGGTAATTCTTTGCGATTATAATATTTTACATTTTCTCTGCGAAACAAATCACCATCTTCGGGTGTAGGCCGACCCTGATACAATGCGCTAAAACCTCGAGAGTCCAAACGCCGCTGCGCTTCCATAAACTCCATATCAAATCGATCCGGCCACAACAGTTCGCCTACCTCTCGACCTAACGGATCATCTTCTTCTGCTAATGCTGGTAAGTTTATAATCTTCCACTTTGCAGCTTCTTCTGGGCTATAGTGCGGATTAGTGGGGTCAGTCAGTCTACCAATTAAATCATCTTCATGCCACCTAGTCTGCACAATAACAATCGATGCGGATGCAGTCATTAGACGGGTCATAAGCACCTGAGTAAACCATTGCCATAATTGTTCGCGCAACGTCGGGCTGTTTGCCTCGATACTATCTTTTATTGGATCATCAAGAATAACAAAGTCGCCACCTCGACCAGTAATAGATCCACCTCGCCCAACAAACACCGACATACCGCCAGATCCGGTTTGTATTCTCGATTTACTTGCACCACCTTTACGCAATCCGAAATTAGGAAAAACGTGTTTGTATTGAGGCAGCATCATAATGTTGCGTACATCTGCACCAAAGTCTTTTGCAAAATCTTCGTTATATGTAGCAAAAATTACGTTTCTATACGGATCTCGACCTTGCAACCAAGGCACAAATCGACGCGATATTAGTTCAGATTTACCATGTCGAGGCGGCATTGATACGATTAGTCTAGGAATATGGCCTTTTTCGACCTTTTCAAGCACCTTTGCCAATGCTCGATGGTGTTTTGCGTCCTTAAACATACTTTCATCAATGTTTTCGGGATCATCCGCATCGGGCATAGTGTATTTAACAAAGTCAATAAAACTTGTGCGGCACTCAATAGCTTTCTTTTGCCGCTTTGCAGCTGCAATCTTGTTTTCAAGCTCATTAAGTACCTTGGCGTTAGACATCCGCCATTCCTAGCGCAAGTTCGAGCGTATGTTTGTTACGCCTTGTCCAGCCTTTGCCAAACGTATCGAATGTAGACAAGCTTTCGTAATGCTTTTGCCTACTATCAAACATATATTCGATAATATCTTTCGGCGCTTTCTCAGCAACAAGGCCAAGTGTTTTTGCGCCAATAATTCCGTCTTGTTTGGCCGAGACAAACTTTTGAATACACTTCGCTGGCCTAGAAATTCCGGCATTTACAGCCCAATCAAAGGTAAAAAGTGCCAAACCATTGTCTAAATCCTTGCAGCGGCATCGATTCCAGTATTCTTCTTTGTATACTGGGGCTACATCTTCCGGTGTAAGGTTACGCATTTCTTCTTCAGTAACGTGACGACCTAAGAACTGCTCGTAAGTACCTCGAGTAACACCTAGATTAGTCATACCACCTGGGTCTTTTGGGTGATCGACAAATCCACCCTCGTTTTTTAATATAATTTCTAAACATTCTTTAAAATTATCTGCCATTTTTAGCCTCCAAATAAAGACGTAAACAATTAACAATTGTGTTCAGTGAAACTGCGCTAAAAAGCATTATCCATTGCCACATTTCCATTATCTTCCAAACCCTCTCATTGTACGGATACCGAAAGACGCGGCTATGCTGGCGTAAATTGCCCATTGTATCCACGTTGGCGCTTGAGCCATATTTTCAAACCCTTTCGCCATAAATGGCTGAATACCTGGAATAAAATTGCCAGCGACAATAATTATAAAACAAATTGTCCAGGCCTCGTCCTTCCAACTGTCTTTTGAAGCCTCTATAGCTGCTTGTTCCCAGTTTATTTCACCAGTAGCCAGCTTCATCTTTGTTTCTGCTTCTGCGGCTTTTATTTTAGCCTTACTATCAATGTATGTTGTCGCTAATCCAGCAACGCTGCTTATTATTTGCCCAATCATACCTCGCCTCCTCGATCGGTTTTCGCTTCCTTGCCTAGCCACAGCGCAAAACTGGCTGATAGACTAGAAACGACTATGCTTACGAAAGTTGTTTGTTGTGTTGTTACACTGATCCCCAAACTCATGTACCAAAGGCAAACTTTCCAAGTCAGTATGATTTGGCAAAGAAACGCCAACCTTGGTAAAATTTTAAGTTGATCGATGTAATTAGCTGTTAGTTGAACCATTAATTTTCCTCGCAATCCGTAATGCAATCCCTCGATCTCGAGTTATCAAAATTACTTTTCCGCTTTTGTTGTACAAAACCCATTTATGTTTTCTCTCGTACAGCTTCAAAACAATGCACCGCCTGAGTTGCTGCTGTTACTAAAGTTTTTGCTTTTGATTTTTCTGCAAGGCACGCATCTTTTGACGTATAAACATTGCCTACCTGGTAGTATTCCAAGCCACCGCCAGTTGAGAATGATATCCATATGAGAAACCACATTACCAGCGATCCAAATATTTGCCGAGATAAAATATACCAACAACAACTGTTGCGGCAGCCATAAAAATTCCGGCAAATAGTTGTATAGCTTCTAGGCGTTCTTCTCTTGCTTTTTCAGCGGCTTTCTTTGCGGCTTGTCTTTGCTTTCTGGCTTCGGCTTGCCATTGCTGCCACCTATCCCAAGTGCCAGGCGGCGCATACAATCTGCAATAACTTTCTAATTCTTTACGTTTTGCTTTTAAATCTTCTAAATGCTGGAATTCCTCCCAATCGCCTTGTTCGCCGCCAGCAATAGCTCTAAGTGGATTATTTTTCTTTCGATTAATCGCGTCTTTTACATCTTCCTCTGCGCCAAGAAATTTTCCCACAGCGCCTATAAGTCCAGCGGTTTCCTTGCCATTGCTCAGACAAGTTTTTATGACGCTAAACGCCGCATTTGCTGCGGCAATAGACTCTAGTATCGGCATTACATCCGCGTAAGGATAGAAACCAGCATAAGGATTATAGCCCCAGCAGTACCGAATATTATTTTCTCGATGCGCTTAATCCTTAGTATGGCCTCCTTCCAACGCTCCTCAAGTTGCGTTTCTATTTTCACCACCCTTTTATCTAAACTATTTAATGTTAATTTGCTCATTTGTATTCCCTTGATGGTCTCAACAATCAACAAATAAATTAAAGAATACTGTCTGGAAGTTCTGCATTTTCAAGATCATCCTGATCTACCATTTCGGGCAAGTCTCTTAATTCTTGCCTATAAAGAGAAATAGCCAATCTCCGCATGGGATCATAGGGAGAATCGTCTAACATTGCAAAATCTGACGCTAATAACGCAGCGTTTCTTTGTGTTCTTAAATCGTCCATGTCTTTGAAAGCCATAGTATTTTCCTTATGTTAAATAATTAAATTAAGCGTAGGTCAAAACAGAGGTTATGGGCGCAAGATCATAAGTAGCCGCGAATATTTTTTTTGTACTGTTATCACCACCTGTGAAAAACAATTTTGATTGACCGTACCCATGTCCATTTGAGTTTTCATTACCAAATGTACTCGCCTTACCATTTCCAGCAATATTAGAAGAGTTAAGGCTACTCCAAAACCCCCTGCGTTGGTGCCAACCATTACTATATGCTGCAGCGAAGAAATTTGTAATTAATACTTCATTGTTGCTCATAGTCATTTGTCCATTACTAGGATTTATTTTAAATTTAATAAACCTACCGCCTGGAAGTGCTTGTAGCCATTCATCCGTACCGATATTCCAAGCAAATTCATAATTAGTTTGCATCGCAATACCAAAATAAGGAGCAATATAATTAGTAGGAAGCGCAGTAGCAGCTCCATTACTGTTATCTACTAACCAGGCATCACTACCATTTTCTATAATTTGCTTCCCATTCGAGAGAGTCCAAGCTGACCATGAATTTAATACTGGTGCTCCTGTTAATAATAGACCCCAACTTCCATTTGATCTGGTTCTGGCATAGAACCCCTCTTTAAACGAATGAAAAGCATTATAGTACGGCTCGTTAGTAGAATCATACTGCTGAAAATAATATACTGGGTAGTTGGTAGAAGTTATGCTTGTACTAACTGGAGCAGAAGCAATACTCGAAGCGTTTACAGAGCTACTGCTATAATTATACTCAAATTCTGCAACAGTAGCTAAACCATTACTAGACCTATAACAATCTATGCAATGAAGCACTGCACCGCCAAGTCTACGCTCTGTAGGCGCAACGTAGTGACTGCCACTACCATAATTACCATGCGGATACAAAGTATTGCTAGATGTGTGAAAAGAGTCTTGATTACTCGTACCATAAATTAAAACCCCATCATACCCATAAGCATGACCAGTACCGTTTCTAGGAATATGGCCTAAGTAGCTATATCTGCCTGTCCATTCGTCAGAAGCTTTACCATACGTTGAATAATCGGAAGATGAACCAGAGTTTGTGTGAGTAGTAATATTTCCTGCAAGATTAATAGCGCCCGTACTTTGGTTTGCTGAAAACAAAGCAAAGTTATGGTTCATAGTACCACCAGAACTCGCTTGGTTTCTTACCATACAGTTTACACCTGCATAGGCAAGAGTTGATGTATCCATTCCTCTTATTCGGACAGACTGTAGGTAAGCCTCAAGGTTTGTTACTTCTAGGTTTCTGCCTACACTAGTAAGATCGGTGTCAAAAGTATCTAATGTAATGTCAGTTACCTCAACTGCCGCTGTACCAGAAGATGCGGCCGTATTAACATATACCCCTTGTGCTGCGTTATATGTTAGAACTTCTCCGTCTGAAGGTGCAGTTGATAAAACATTATAAGCAGAATACGCAGTGTTTCCCATCCCAGAATGTTGGGAGCAATAGTAGAACAGGTTAACGCTATCTTGTTCAACAATTATTTGGGTGTATGCCCCAGCTTGGCCTGGTGTGCCTACGGTTGTAACGCCAGTAGTAAATTCAGTACCGCCACTAGCATGAGTACCGTCTGCAGTTGTTGAAAACCTTAGTGGGTGTCCAGCGTTTGATGCGTCGGATTGATCAAAACGGTAAGTTAAAGAAGGTATTAAATTTAATGCCTGTTTGTTTGTTCCATCGATGATAAATGCACCCGTTACAGCTGTTACTGTAATCGTGTTGTATAGAGTAACCGCCGCCGCAGCAGCTTGAACGGCAGCCACTTGCGTATTTCCTTCCGCAGTTACAGCTGCAACCTGAGTATCACCTTCCGCTATAACGCCAGAAACAGTATCAGGTATATTTAACGCCTCAACAGCTTTTCCTAAAAATACAAGATCTTTTGCATTAGTAGTTGAACTAGCCAAGCTTTGCGCTTTGCTGTCAATTGCTGCTATTAAGGTACTGAAATTTGTATTTGTTGTAGACATATTAGACTCCTAAATTAAGTAAGTTTTCATCTTCTAACGCTTCGATTTTTAATTCATTGCTTACATCAGAAGTTTGATAGTCGGGTTCATTTACGTTGAAGTCTGCGCTTGATGCTTCGCCGGAGACTTCGGCCAGCGAAATTTTGCTGTCTCTCATTAAATCTGCTAGTAATCTTGCTTTAGACATGGTTGCTTTCCTAAACTATTAAGCCCATTTGCATAAATGTATTTTGGTTGTTGGAACTCATTGTAATAACATCACCTAAAGTTGGTTGAGAAGTTGAAGATGTACCTGAATAACTTATATATGACAGTGTATAATTAGGATCATATGATGTACTTACTGGGCCACCATTATAAGATGCACCTGCGGTAGTACCTTGATATAAAGCACCACCATCACCATACCCTGCACCGCCTGATCCACTAAACCATCCCATGTAATATGTTTTACCTGAAGGAACCGTAAAGTTATTTGGGTGACTGTATCCACCGCCCGTTGCATTAGTTAGCGTATCCAAAGCACCAGTAGTAAAATTAGCACCTGTTGAACCTGCGGTTACATCAATTCTCCACCCTGCTTTTATTGTAAATTGAGCACTAGCGGTAGCTATTGTGCCGCCAGTATGTTCATAAACAAGCATCCAAAAAGAATGATTATAACTAGCTGTTGCCCGACTTTTGAATTTTTTAGACCCTATTTCTGTACCTGCGGTTAATTGATACCTAGTCCCAATATCTACTCCATAATAATTCGCGGAAAACCACTGACCACCGCCAGAATAATTATAAATTCCAGTATCATAATGGCCCATCGGGAAAGTGGTTGTGCTAAACGGTATTCTTTTTGCAATCTTAATATTTCTTATTGAGCCATATAATCCATGATTCGACCAAGTTGGGCTAGGTTTAGAACCACCTGAAGACCCTCGCCCAACATATAGGTAATCAAAATTAATATAAGTTCCTATGGGATAATTAGCTTGAGAACCAATAAGAACACCATCTTGCCATAGCTCTATTTTTCTTTCACTAGCAACAGTAGAACTAAACCTACATTTAAGTTGAACATGAGTCCATGTGTCATACGGTATGGTTATCATTGGGTTGAATCCATACCCACCAATGCGACCCCCTGCTACTGCTATACCTTCATAAGCTTGTAAATCATAAATACCAATCATAAACCCGTCAGGATCAGTGTAGGGGCCATTAGTTAAAATCCATTGGTTACTACTCTGGTTGGTTTGAGACTTTACTTCAAACTCAAAATCAAAGTCATCCATATCACTTAATTGAGTTCCCCCAGGAATAATTTGAGTACCTGAGCCTGAACCACTGTGGGTGTATGTAGTAGTATCTTCAAAATCCCAAGGCCCCATATACAACCCTTCGGGGCCAGTAGGCATAAAAGAGCGATAGCCTTTAACAGAGCCACCACCAATAGAAGCTAACATAGGAGCGTATAATATTTGAGGTTTCTTTGGAAATATCATTATGATTTCCCTTTATGAATAAGCAGATTGAGATGCATACATTTTAAAAGAAGCAGAGCCTAATTTTAATATTGTAAAAGTATAAATATCTATACTAGAAGCGTTACCTCCAGTTGGTGCGCCCCCAGACCACTTGATGTAAGTCGGTGCAGAACCATCTACTGTTACTGAGTTAAAATAATAGGCTGAAGAACCTTGTTCAGTGATGACGCTGAAAGTCATAGCCTCGTTGTCTGCCATAATACTATTTAAAGTAGTTGATCCATCACCCCTAAAGTTAATAGTTCTATTGGCAGCTTGGTTTGAATACATATAAACGACTGCGCCATTAACAGCATCAAAGTTATATGTGCCACTTGTAGTAGCATCGGTGATTACTTTTTCTTTAACTTCCTCAATATTAAGAGGCCCACCAAAAATACCACTTGTTGCTGTTAACGCTCCAGTTACATCAAGGGCTTTATTCATCGTCCATTTATCGCCAGTATTGGCATAGTTAAATGTCGCTGAAGCCCCGTCTACCGTTAAACCTGCACCATCGGCCGCTGCCGCATCAGCCGCACCCTGCGCTATTGTAATGTTTTTATCCGCAACATCTAAGGTGGTTGTATTTATAGAAGTGGTTGTTCCTGTTACAGTTAAATCAGGAATAGTAACTGCGCCCGTAAAGGTTGCGCCAGTTAGCGCCGCAAAACCACTTGAAGCCGCTTGAACAGCAGCTACTTGAGTTGCACCTTCATTTTGTACATTGGTTACCTGGGTGTTGCCCTCTGTAATAACACTATTAACTGTTACTGTCGGGGTAAAAGCTTCAACAGCCTTACCTAAAAGCAAAAACTCTTTTGCATCCGTCGTACCTGTTGTAGCGTTAAGTTTAGTGGTTAAATTTGTTTCAACCGTTGTCGTGTTTATTGCCATAATTAGATCCCTGCTAGAGCTAGAGTTTCAACGTCGTCGATTAACGCATCGACCGCCGTTTTGCTGTAATGGTTAGCTAGTAAGAAAGTGCCGTAAGCAACGATGCTAACCACATCACCATTCGTTGCGGCGGAATTAAGAACAATGTTTGCTCCATCTGTGGCCGTAAAATCTACGCCGTCTTGTAACTTAACTCCGTTAAGCCAAAGATGAACAAATCCACTATCATAACTGCAAGGAAACGTTGTAAGCGACCCAGTGTACGTTCCGCTGTTCGTGCCAACAACATACTGCTTGCTTTCAACCGTACCATTGACAGACGAGCCAGCGTTTTGAAAAGCGTTACCGTCGTACACTTTCATTACATCATTGGTTGTATCGAACCATAATGTTCCCTCAATCGACCCTGTAGGCTGGTTAGCACTAACCTTATATGTCTGTGCAAAATCAGCTATGCCACTAAAATTTGCAGCTGTTTGCGTTACATCACTGCTAATACCGCTTACTGTTGAAATGTCGCTTGCTATCCCTGCAAGCGAATTAACATTGCTGATTGCACCGCTAACAGTATTAATGTTGCTGCTATTATTGTTTACAGAAGTAACGGCCGCTGAAATTGTATTTACGCCCGTAATGTCCGATACGATAGGCGATAAATTATTTATAGAACTTATGTTTTGTCCGACTGTATTGACGTTTGTTATAGAATTCGCAACAACTTCTATTTCACTTGTCGTTTCGTTAAGATCATTTGCTACAGTCTCTACTTCACTTATGGCCTCGTTTAAGTCCTGTGCAACCTTAACAACGCTAGTTATGTTATCTGATACCGTAGTAACAGACCCCATATTCGATGCTAACGTGCTTAATTCAGACGTATTTAATGCTGCAATAGTCGATATGTCGGAACTTATACCACTTACAGTAGTAATATCACTGCTTATGCCGCTTACCGTCGTTATGTCTGCGTTTATACCAGCCAATGTTGCAATGTTATTCGTAGGCGATATTTGACCAGCAACAGTAGTAATATTTGTTATTCCGGCTGCAACAATCGGAACATCGCCTTGTGTTGCCCAGTATTTAGCAGAATATTCGTTCGTATTACCTACGGTCGAACTTAATTTAATAGCCCAATCTTTTGAAGAACCATCACCATTATCGACGCCCGTGCCGCCTATTGCATACGCTTTTGACGAATAATCCGCGTTTTCAACTAATCCTGTCGTCTTTCGCGCCCAGTTATCAGCCTCGTCTGCAAAACCGCTGGCGTTCGAGGCACTAGCAGAAGCAGCTTCGGCAGCAGCTTGCCCTACAACACTAGCACCCCACACAATAACGTTTTCATTGCCGGACACTGTAGGTAAGCCAGGCGGAGTAAATAGTGTTAGCTGGTTGCCTGAGAGCGTGTAGTCGTCAACCGGATTTAACAACTCACCGTTTACAAATACTTGTACAGAATTTTCAGAAGCATAAGAAAAAGTAAGCGTAAAAACTGTTGTTGCGCCGTCACCCTCGAACTTGTCTACTGCCGAACTAGTGCCAGATATGGCTGCGTTTGCTATCAATATCCACTTGTTTGCAGCGCTATCCGTTGCAAAGGCAGCGCTCGATATATGCGCCGCAGTAGCCAAATACGTTCCGCTGTTAAAATCTACTATGTCGCCAACAGAATAGGCTCTAGCCGTTGTCCAATCGCCTTGAGGTGAAAACCCAGTAACGTTAATTAATGCTAATGCACCAGGATCAAACGCATCTTTGTGTACTGCCTGATTACCCAGCTTACCGTCGTCACGCTGGATCTTGGCAATGTTGGTGTTTAAATCGTCTAAGGTTAGCTTAACGGCGTTCAGTTCCGCGTCTACCCTGACACCTGGTAACGGATCGGCTGGCGACGTAGCTTGAAAGTCGTTAAAGTTAAACTGCCTAGTGTAGTCGCGTGGTTGTGCCATTAGCTATTTCCATATCCCATTGCAGAGGCCATTCGAGATTTCTTTTTAGGCTTGTTGTTTCGTAATGCCTTAAAATCAGCGCCAGTAATTTTATTGTTTGGAGGTGCTGCACTAGCAATCTTTTGCTGCTTTGCAGAAAGTTTACTGCCCCCGCTTGGACTGTGGCTTAGTTTTCGACTAGAACTTGTATGCGTTGCACCAGTATGGAGTGTTCCATCCGGCATTTTGTGAGTAGCGCCAGTGTATTTTTTACCGTCCGGCGTATA